ATCACTTTATACCAAGATCAATTTCATCGAGGACTCGAAATGTATATCCATATTTTTTACACCAGAGTTCTGCTGCTTCCCATTTAGCTTGGTTCACTGCATAAGTTTTAACTTCTTTAATATATTTAATTTTATTCTTCCCCCTTTTCGGTCGCTTACGCTGAGCTCTCGGTTTCACCTCTATAATATATTTTATTATAGAGCCAGTGGAATCTTTTATCTTAGCGTAAAAATCTGTAAAGTATCTATGAAACCTGTTATCAATTGGAGAGAGATAAGGTATAATTATTTCTTCCGAATTCCATTCAAGTACAGCATCTGTGGTATCAAGATATCTCATCATCTTGAGTTCCCAAGAACTTCTGTATTGAATGTTACCTCTTGCGCCTTTATATTTTGAAGCATTAGTAAGTCGATAGCGACCTTGATAATATTTACTCATTTGAATATTTATTATAAATAAATAAATACATTAAGAGATTAATTCGATGCAAGAAAATCTAGATTTAACAGTTCCTATCACAATTAATAACATAACCACCAGATCGGGTAATATATGAAAGGAAAAGGGATTAAACCGACTAAATCATTAAAATTTCCACCCAATATAGATTCTAGTCCGACGTGGGTTCAATACGAAATACATCAGTTTTTACCTATTAGCAATGCAACTCCTGGAACTACCCATAGGGGTAATTCCCATTTTGGTGTAACAGTTTCAAAACAAATTATCGCGATGATATCGTTATCAGAACAATCTCAAATGGAAATCACAGAAAAACAAGCATGGAAACAAGAAGCTGCTGGGGGAATCATCGATCAATTCGTACAGAAGACTAAAGGTGGGGCTGTTGCAGACGGTCTAAAGGGAGCAGTTTCTGCGGTTACGTCCGGTAAAGAAGATCTGTGGCAAGGCGGCAAAGATAGCCTAATTAAAAATATTAGTAACGGTTCTTCCCTAACTGGTACAGCTATAACTGATAAATTAGCACTCAAATATGATGGTCCCGATGGAGTTCGTTCCTTCTCCATGAATCATAAATTTGTACCACGTTCCGAAAAAGAATCCGGGACCATAAGAGATATCATAAAGTTATTCCGAACTTCTGCTGCACCTGCTTTAAATGTAGCAGAAAATGAAAAGGATAAAAGTTCTTTTTATACCTCATACAAATTCCCGTATCTATTTAAAGTTAAACGAATGACTGCTGACCGGGTTAATTTGCATTATCCCCAATATGACCTCTCTTATTGCTCCTCAATTTCAGTTAAATACGGAGATGAAACTGGTACAACATTTCATGAAGACAATTCCCCCATTTCGTTTGAATTATCTCTATCATTCGAAGAAATAGCTATACAAAATAGAGACACAATCGAAAAAGAAGGAGGATTTTGAGATGTATTTTAATTCTCATCCCAGAATAATATACAACGATGCTGAAGTTGTTAATATTTTTACTAAAATAATACCGATCCAAAGGTTATTGGAAAATTTTATAGCATGGGAATTATACGATATCGAAGACGGAGAAAGCCCGGAATTACTTTCATATAGATTATATGGATCCGTTAAATATCATTGGGTGTTAATGATGATTAATGATGTAATTGATATTAATAAGGATTGGCCGCTTTCAACCCAAAATTTGGGGGATTTCATAGATTCTAAGTATGATGATCCGCACGCGATACATCATTGGGAGGACGAAGATGGTGATATCACAGATGATGAAGCTGAAGGATCTGCATTTATTCGTAATGTCGAATATGAAGAAAGTATTAATGACAAAAAGAATCTCATCAAAGTTCTAAAGCCTGAATATCTAGACGCATTTGTTGAAGAGTTTAAATCGTTATTATGAAAACGCTATCTTTATATGAAGATCTTCTTGGGAACGGGCTATTAGAAGAACCTGGGCAATTCACCATAACCAATGCCGGTATAACCTGTAAGGGTGGTTATGTTAATATTACCGAAATGATTGAGTCTATCAACCTATATGAATCTATATTTAAAACTTTTGTTACTGGAGATATTACACTTCTAGACCGAACAAATTTTGCAGCGAATATTACGGGTACTGAACCTGTATATTTGGAATTTTCAACAAAGGGCTCAGTTCATCCGGTAAAGGTTTCCCTAGTAGTATCAAAGGTTAAAGATAAAGAAAAAGTAAATGTAAATATAACACGATACACCTTATCGTTAGTTTCCCCGGAATTTCTTTCTAACATCAGAACTAAGATATCTAAATCTTTTGAGGGGAATTATTCTGACATAGTTAAAACTATATATTCGGATTATATAAGTTCCGGAGTACCGCTTTGGCTTGAAGAAGTTTCTAATAATAATCGAATTATTGTTCCGAATAAATCGCCGGTGGATGCTATTAATATGATATCGCAATTCGCTGTAGCTAAGAATACTGTTAATCCCAATTTCGTTTTTTATCAGACCACAAAATCTTTCCATTTTCGATCTATTGCTGAAATGATTTGGCTCGATAACATTAAATCCGAGGGTATTACTTTCCGTATTGAAAAGGAACAAATATCTACAAACCTACCCATTATTAAAAGAGCTACTAGAGCTATAGAATTCGAAGTTAAATCCGATACAGATATACTAAAACATACTGCAATAGGTACTTACGGATCATCATTAATTAAACACAATCTTCTTAAAAAAACTTGGACTAGAACTGAATGGAACTATCATTCTAAATTCGATGACACAGAAGAAGATGCTTTCATGTCTGTGGAGGAGTTCCCAGTAACACCAGACGGTCCAGTAACAGAAAGTGGTGAGAATATATCCTCCTTTCCAGATTCGTACTTCAACATGGTATCTGGTTCGGAAGATTATCTATATGAAATTGAACCCATAAAAACCGATTCGAAACCAAGACATCAATTCCAGAAATTGGATTATTCGTCATCTCTCCTTCAAAGAAATGGAGAACTCAATTCGTTAAATATTCAGAGAGCAAAATTAACTATTGGAGGAATGTCGGGAATACAAGCTGGGGATATCATTAAGATAAAATATCATGATATGATTGAGGAAAATACCAAATTATCAGGAAGATGGCTAATAGAATCAGTTTCTCACCAAATATCCGACAAATATTATTGCGTACTCATGATTATTAGAAATTCTGTGAAGGGTGAACAACCGGAATATACAGAATTAAATTATCCGGAATCAACCACAGAGGTAATAATAGCTTCTCCTGCAGGTTCTACGAACAAATAAAAAAGGGGCGAATAAACGCCCCCAGTACGTGCAATCCTAATTATTATATTGTTGTTATAGGATTCGTTGATGTGAAATAATTATATTTCCATGTCACAGCAAATTCTTCTACTGCATCATTTGTATCGTAAGCGAGTTCAATTGGCGCTATTACTGATGGCCATAACCCAAAGAAATTATAACTTTTCAATCTTGTTCCATTACGATCAAGCTGATGAACTTCCGCAGAAGATTGATATAATAACGGATTGGTTACATTAGTCACTTCGAAAAGCGTTCTATCCATTCCGTCCATCCATCTTTCGAGAGCATTCCGAATATCAAAATCGGTATCATTAAATATCGTGGTTTCCCAATCGTCGTAAGTTCTTTCGCCAGCGATTTTTAATATACGCCCACGATATGGAACTTCTGCAACACCAATAGTTGTACCAGGTAGTTGAGTAGCTTTACAAAGATATGTAAATTTTCTCCCAGCAGAACCAGCCATTGAGATGGCAGGAAAATTCATAACGACTTCGAACTGGTTAGCTCTTGCACCGCCACCAGTTAAGTTTGCTTTAAAAAACTCTATATTAGCCATGATTCTATGCTCCTACTTCAGAGAATGACACACCGGTTCTGGTAGCCACAAACGTTAAAGTGATAAAGTTAATAGAACGAGCTGGTTTGATATAGATATCAGCACGGAATTCATTACGATCAATAACATCACCAGTATTATTTGATGTGTCACAAACCACTTTGAAATCAGTAATACCTCTACGACCTTGAACATCTCGAAGGAAAGGTTCTGTCA